CCTCACGGTCGAAGTCATCAAAGGGGCGCAGAACAGTCAAGCTGTCACCTTCGCAGATTGCGATCGCAAAGCGGTTGAATGTTCCGCTCGAAGAATATGCAAAGTATGTTAAGGAGAGCTAAAATGGCTGATTCTACTAAAAGAGCTTCACGGGACTCAGACACTCGTGCAAAGTCCACACGGCGCAAGCCGTGGGCACCGCCTTCAAAGTTGGAGGCACCAGAAGCCCCCGCAGGCTATACTCACCGTTGGATTAGAACTTCTATCCGTGGTGAGGATGACTCGATGAACGTGTCATCAAAAATGCGGGAAGGTTGGGAACCTGTTCGTGCTGACGAATATCCTGAACTGAAGGGTCGTTACCCTACAATTGAGGATGGTGAGCATGCAGGTACAATCGGTGTAGGCGGATTAATGCTTGCCCGTATCCCAGAGGAAACGGTTGAAGAAAGAACTGAATATTTCCGGGAGCAGACCCGCACACAAATGGATGCCGTTGACCAGAGCCTGATGAGGGAACAACACCCCTCAATGCCGATTCATAATGAACGGAAAAGTCGTGTATCGTTTGGGGGCAAAGATTGACCCCCGTAACCTTTAAGGAGTAAGTAGATGGCGAATACTAATGTCGCTTTTGGCTTGAAGCCAATCGGTCTCCACGGTGGCGCACCTGCCACTCAGGGCCAAACTGCATACTACATCTCCGGCACAGCTTCAGCAATTTATCAGGGTTCTCCAGTCAAAGTAGAGACTACTGGCGGGACAATCCAGGTTGCTAGCACTGCTGCCGACGGTGAACAGCTTTTAGGAGCTTTCGCAGGATGTGAGTATGTTGACGCAACCACAGGTGAGAAGAAGTTCTCAAATTACTGGCCTGGTTCAGGTTCAGCTAATACGAGCTACGACATCATCGGTTACGTTTACGATAACCCAGCGCAGAAGTTCTTGTGTGTTGCCGATGGCACCATGACCAACAAGGCAACTGCTCGTGCAAACATTTTCAAGACCGTAGATTTCGACAACGGCGACGCAGGTAGCACAACTACCGGGCTGTCAACAGGCGTTGTAGACATCTCAACAGCAAACGCGACAGACCCTTCTCTGCCGCTGATGATTGTTGGCATTCAGGAAGACGTAGACAACCAAGACTACGCTGCCGCCGGGATTGCAATGATTGTTAAGATCAACAACCACGTGCTGCTCGGCAATGACGCCGACGCCACAATTGCATAAGGGAGTGTAGATAATGGCTATTTCTCGCGCACAACTCGCCAAAGAACTAGAGCCTGGCCTCAACGCCCTCTTTGGCATGGAATACAACCGCTATGAAGGTCAGCATTCTGAAATCTTCGACACTGAGTCATCAGACCGTGCATTCGAGGAAGAAGTAATGCTGTCAGGCTTCGGTGCGGCTCCAGTGAAAAATGAAGGTTCTGGTATCTCTTACGACGATGCCAACGAAGCTTACACTGCTCGTTACAACCACGAGACAGTGGCGATGGCCTTCTCAATCACTGAAGAAGCAATCGAAGACAACCTGTACGACCGTCTGGCATCACGCTATACACGTGCTCTTGCACGTTCAATGGCACACACCAAGCAGGTTAAAGCTGCCTCAGTTCTTAACAACGCCTTCAACTCATCATTCGCTGGTGGTGACGGTGTAGAACTGTGCTCAACAGCACACCCGCTGACCAACGGTGGCACATTCGCCAACGAACCATCAACTGCTGCTGACCTGAACGAAACTTCTCTGGAAGACGCTCTGATCAACATTGCTGGTTTCACTGACGAACGTGGCCTAATCATCGCCCTGCGCGGTATGAAGCTGATCATTCCACGTCAACTGCAATTCGTTGCAGAACGTCTGTTGGTTTCAAACCTGCGTGTAGGCACTGCTGACAATGATATCAACGCTATCAAGTCATCTGGCTTGCTGCCAGAAGGTTATGTAGTCAACGACTACCTGATCGACACTGATGCGTTCTTCATTAAGACAGACGCACCAAACGGCTTCAAGCACTTTGAGCGTATGGCTCTGTCAACAGCAATGGACCCAGATTTCGACACTGGCAACATGCGTTTCAAGGCTCGTGAGCGTTACAGCTTCGGGTTCTCTGACCCACGTGCAGTGTTCGGTTCACCGGGCGCATAAATAACCCCTCCCTTGTTATCGTACTTGGGAAAGTAAGGGCGGCTCTTGTAGCCGCCCTTCGTTTATCGTATAATAGATTCATCCCTGACAGCCGCATGGTGCGGCTGACACTAGCCACGACAGGAGTATCAAATGGCTCGTACAACTTTCTCAGGCCCACTGAAGGTAGACACTGCTTTCTGGGCAAACCCAATCACCTTTGCCAACCTTCCAACAGCCGCTGCTGCTAACGAAGGCTACATTTACTATGTATCAGACGCTCTGAAAGCTTCTGAAACAACTGGTAATGGTACAGGCAACCTTGTGTTTTCTGACGGTTCAAACTGGATTCGTGTAGACAACGGCGCAACTGCTGGCGCATAAGGAGGCTTAAATGGCTGGTCCAGTAAAAGCCTATAACGTAACAGGTACAGGTGCTGTAGGCCCTGACCGTTCACGTATTAAACAGGTTGTTATGTATGCAACAGGTGCGGGAGCTTTCACTATTACTGACGGTAATGGTGGCGCAACAATACTAACTCAGAAATTTCCTACAGGTCAGAATGTTCTGAACATTCCGGGTGACGGGGTAGTTGCTGAGAACGGTGTTTATGTTAGCGCAATTTCTGGCACTAATGCAGAACTAACAATCTTCTTGGCGTAAACCAATGCCTGTCCACGAGATAAGATCTATTAGCCAAGTCGGCACGAGTGAGCCGTTTGAGCTACAGGTTTCTCGTGGGCAGATTCCTGGTCACTTATTGCTGCACAAGTTTGGTGCGGTTCCAGCTATGTCTCAAAACCAAACTGGTACAATTTGGGACATAGATGACACAAGCTATCCTTGGGCTGCTTTTTCCTCTGCATCAGTTTTATCTGTTGACCGCGCTAATGCTAGCGATGCTGGCAAGGCGATAACAATCATTGGCCTTGATGCAAGCTACAATGAGATATCGGAAAACGTAACGCTGACAAACGCTACTGGAAATCAAACCACCAAGTCGTTTATTCGTGTTTATAGAGCATATATGTATAACGGCTCTGCTACAAATGTTGGCAACATAGATATAAAAGTAAGTACAACAATAGTAGCGAGAATAACTGCTGGTAAGGCTCAGACCCTTATGGCGGTGTACACGGTTCCTTCTGGTTACACAGGGTTCATACATCACGGAACAATGTCTGTTCAAGATGGTGCCGATGCTACAGGCAATATGTATGTCCGTTATGGCGGTGAAACAGCTTTTAGAATTGGCCACAGTTTCGAGGTCACAGGACAGTATTACTACCCGTTCCACAATCCTGTCCCCGTACCAGAAAAATCCGATATTGATGTTAGAGCAACAGTCCGTTCAAACAATGCGCGGATTACTACTGCATTTGACATGACCTTAGTGAAGAATGATTCGAGGTTGTAATGGCAAAGAAGACGACAAAAAAGAAAAAATCTGTTAGTCTATCAGTGAAGCGTGGTGAGAAGCTTCCCGCCTCCAAAGGCGCAGGACTCACGGCCAAGGGCCGTGCTAAATACAACAGGGCTACAGGCTCTAAGTTGAAGGCACCACAGCCTGGTGGTGGTAAGAGACGCACATCTTACTGTGCGCGGTCCAAGGGCCAAATGAAGATGCACGGTGTCAACTGTAGCAAAACCCCCAAGAAACGTATTTGTGCCGCACGGCGGAGATGGAAATGCTAAACGTGAATAGTGTTATTGGTGCAGCAACATTAGCCTTTTTGGGATGGATTGCGATGTCTGTCGTAGAACTCAAGACAGATACTGCGGTCATTGCGGTGAAGGTTGACCAGAACCACAATATGCTGGTCGAGCTTTGGGATTATTATTTAAAGGAGCGGTCAAGTGATATCGCGCAAGTCAATGTCAAAACAAACTAGCAAAGGCGGCAGCAAGGATGCTTGCTATCACAAGGTTAAAAGCCGTTACAAGGTATGGCCGTCAGCCTACGCAAGCGGCGCACTCGCTAAATGCCGTAAGGTCGGTGCTTCCAATTGGGGCGACTCAACAAAGAAAGCCTGTGGTGGCATACACGAGCAAAAGCCGAAACGTGCATTCAGAGGAGCAGCCATCGACGGAACAGCGGTGGCGCGTGGATGTGGTGCTGTAATGAATGGCAGACGTAAGAGAACGAAAGGGCGTGTAACGCAGTCATAGTATGGACCCAGTAA